GAGTAGATTTAGAAATACTTCCTAGAGGGGTTTTTCCTCCTGTTTGAGCTTTAGCAAGAAAGCCTACATAAACTGCCTGCATAGCTACTTGATCGCCATTTAGTAACGCGCTCATGCTTTCATAAAAGTACCTACCGGGCATCCAAGATTCTTTAATCTGATCCGCAGTAAGCATGGGCATGCCAGGTTTATTAAAGTAAGACCATAATTGATCAATTGTTTTATCTAGGCCCATAATGTCACCGTTAGCACTACGGATATTAATACCCATAGCACGGGCCATATTTACGGTAGACGGTGCATTAAATGATGCAGCAACCCCCGCGGCCCCTTGTTCCCCGAGGCCCGGCATAAGGTTAGAAAGAGAAGTAATTCCAGAAAGAACGCCACCTTGAGAAGCAAAGTTTGTAGCCCCACCTAGCCCGCTATTTTGCGCAGATATAATTGCGTTTAGAGCGTCCATGCTATTAAGCGCAGTTCCTTGAGACGCCATTTGGCGTTGAAGGCCATTTATCTGTCCAGTGCGGTCTTGTAGTGAGCCGTTAAATCCAACAGCCCCATAAAAAGCAGATCTATTAGTAAGAAGGTCTTGCTGAACAGACGTAGGTACCCCAGGGAATGCATTTTGCAATATGTTCATGCCGTACATGCCGGCACCAACTGCCTTTGTTGCAAAAGAACCGTTATCAGCTACTCGGTTCCCTCCGCCACCACCAGTACCTCCGTTATCAGACCCTTGGGTTGATGGTGCACCGTTTTCAGCAATTTTATTACCAGTACCTGCCCCGCCATTAATTTTTCCAGCGGCACTTGCTATGTTATTAACGCTTTTTTCTACACGCTGAAGCTTAGGGATAATCTGGTTTTCGAGCACATTTGCAAGGTCAAGAAGGCTATTTTTGATGTTAGTAAAAGAGCTACCATTTAAACCAAAAAATGATTTAACATCCATCAGATCTTCCTACCTCTCTGTGCTCGCTCAATCCAGTTAAGTCGTTCTCTTGCAGACATCTCTTTTATATCCGATAATGTCCAACCAGTAAAGGTGCGGGTTAGCACCTCATACTGATCTAACAAATTTTCATAGTCTTGCTTGTTATAGGCGAAACAAATCTACAAGACTAAGTGGTAGAGACATAAGTTCGCCACATGCCTTGCAGGTCTTGCTCACCTCCCCAAGGCGTGGGCCTGGGGTACGATTCATAATCTCTTCAACAATCTGTGTGCGCTCTGAAATACCTAGGTTAAGAACTGTGCTTGCTCCTAAAGAAGGTGCCCCATTTACGGCTTGCACGCATCCAGAGAGCAAAATAGTACTTAACTCTGCTGAGGTTTTATCAGAGTTCTCCATTAAACGCTTTTGGGTAACTCCCGTAGGCAAAGCTACAGTCACTACTCCATTTTTAGTTTTAATGTGCCATGCTCTGTCAGCTATTGGGTCTTCCAGCTTAGATACTGGAATGTCATCTTTTAGGTCAATAGAAACATCTTGTTTTGCATTACAACTTGGACAAAATACGGTTGTATCTAGAGTTTTACCAAAAGTAATCCTACGGATTCCAATTAAAATGGCGTCACGGTCACCGGACAGTAGACGATCTAAATCGTCTTGAGTAGCCGCTCTAGAACCAATTTTTACTAAACCACGTTGTAAAAGAATATTTAGCGCCTTACCTGTATTAGATGCTTTAGCAATAGCTTCTTCATCCATACCGTTAAGTTCACGAACTTCTACGGTTGTTACGAGTGTACTTCCATCAATAAATCCGCCAGGAAGTTCTACCTCAGGTCCTGGAGGAGCTTTAGTCTCAATTACTTGAGTTTGCTCCTCCATCGCCTGTTGGGCAAATTTATTTACAAGTTCTGCATCGGTTATAACTTTTGACACGAATTATGCTCCTTAGTTTGTATTAGTAGTTAGCTATTGCTGTTGTTGTGCCGTCTTTGCCAGTGTAAACAGTTGTGGCATCAGAATTCAAGAATCCTACGGATAGACCCTCGTGAACAAGCTGCATTGACTCAAACAAGATTGCTCCGTTTGTAGCGTCTAGATCTGTATAACTAAGATTTGTAATCCACGCGTTATGCAAGCAGAAAACCATTTGAGATAAATCTTTTCCTGCAGCTGTATCATCTGTAGTTGGATGCTGGTTTACAAAAATGTCGATGTTTAAACGGAATCCCTTAGAGGTAACCGCAGTTCCATTTAAACCAGTACCAGCAGCTGCTGAGAAAAGTCCACGCATCCATGTAATAGCCTGATCGTTTCCGTAGATAACTCCACGAGTAAAAGTTACAGGGGTAAAAGTGGTCAAACCAGGCATCTGATGAACAGTGGTGTTGTAGCCACCCTCACGGTACTGAATAGACTGCACATTTGTCTGTAAACCGCTAACGTTGGTAAAACCACCAGTCCAACCAGAGGAGTATCCTGTTGGTGTTGTAGCAGTGCCTGTGTTAGATGTGCCAGTAGCATCTGCAATACGTGGATCAAAAACCGAATCAATACCGGTAGTTGATACTGGTGTGAAGTTTACACGGAACCGAAACGCGCGTAGCGGATCAGTGGCAATACTTGAGTTGAACGTGCTTAGATTAGCCATGGTCTATCTCCTTACGCGATTGTTACGGTGGTGCCACCGTTATATTGGCCAATATTAATTACTACAAATTCAGCTGGGCGCTGTAGTGCTACGCCGATCTGAATGTTTACAAACCCATTATCAATAGATGATTGTGGGTTGTTAGTGCTGTCACACTTAACAAAGTAAGCTGCTGTTGGAGTAGCTCCAGATAGCCCACCTTGTGACCAAAAAGCCGTTAAGAATGAAGAACAAGCTGCGTTTAGTCGAGCCCATAGACGGTAGTCATTTGGCTCAAAAATAGCAAAGCGTGTTAGATCAATTAAAGACTTTTCAATGTAAATAAGGCTGCGACGAACTGGTACATACTTGTCTACATAACCGGCCTTTAATGTGCGAGCGCCAAATACTACAATGCCAGAACCTGGGATGTAGCGTATAGCGTTAACAGCTGCTGAGGCAGAGTTAAGAGAGTCAAGATCAGCATTGCTTAGAGCAGGTACTGAAACGGCAGCTGCAAGACGTGACTGCAATCCTGCTGGAGCTTTAAATACTCCTCGGCTTGCATCAGTTAGAGCATAAAGGCCGGCAACAGCTGCACCCGCACCAAGTGTCTTAGTAGCACCGGAAGGTGCGCCCACAGATACTGTTGGGTCAGCAATTGTAATTTGTGGGTAGTAAACAGCTGCTTGTGAGCTAGCTGTGTAGCTAGCAGCCAAAGTTAGCTGATTAGCTGCAGTGTCGTTAATTCCATCTACAACCACAAAGCCATCTGTACGAGTTGTAGCTGCGTATGAGATAGCTGCGTTAATTGTTGTGGCATCCGTATATCCTGGAATGTTAATTACCAAAGATTGAAGGATGGTATCAAATGGGCTTGGGCTACCAAAAGCTGTAGAAACAATAGTTGATCCTGTTACAGCTGAGCCATCTGAACCTGTACTTAGTGACTGATTGGCCACAAGTGCTGGGTTGTTAGTTGGTGAGGTTGACGTTGAAGCAAGATCTGTAGCAGTTAAGTAAGTAGAGTTGTTATTAATAACAGTTACTGCATAACGGCTATCTGTTGCGTTCATTGTTACGTCAGTCCACTGCTCAACAATGTATCCAGCGGTGCTTCCACCAAGGTATACGGTAATGTTGAAGTAGCCAGTAACAGTTGATGCTGAAATAGTTACGTTGAGGTTATTTCCCCATGAACCTTTGTTTGCAGACTTTAACTGCAAAGTAGGCTGTGGAGTACCAGCAGTATCGTTAAATGAGCGTGTTGCTACTGTTGAGCTAGCGCCTGGAACACGCAGGATATAGGCCTGGTTTCCTCCGTTAGCAAAGTATAGGTAAACGCCTAGTGGAAGCGCGTTAGACGCATTAGAGTTCCAAGAACCAAATAGATTTACATACTGGCTCCAAGAAGTAACAAGCGTAGGAGTAGTTGGGCCACGATCAGTTGCCCCAATAAGAGCCGCTACCGTATTAGAAGAAGCGCCAGCTACAGGCTGAATTGGGTTTAGCGTCTCTTGGACGTATACCCCGGGACGTGCATATGTTGCCATTAGAGTGTCTCCTTGTTAGTTAAGAATGAGTTACGGCTGGTGGGACAGGTGTTAGACCGGACGGAATATACGAAGTAGTGCTGTTGATTTGAACTGTAGACACAAGACGGGTAGCTACAGCGTTAGCTGCATCTGGAGTCATCTGACTTACTACGCGTACTGTGCATACATTTCTTAAGAGACGGCGGTTTCCGGTTTCACCTTCAACTGTGTCTCTTTTTACAAATCCATCAAGGAACATGGAGCGCATGCTGTAGTCAGACCCAGAAGGGTTTGCTACCTTTAGGCGGCCATATTTTGATGGAAACTTATTCATTAGCTGATAGATAATGGCTCTATCGTGACGCGGATGGCGAGCAAAGCTAGTTACTTGATAAACCAAGTCATATGCAACAGGAATCTGATTTGTGTAAGCAAAGTTAGCATCTGCTGCTACGGTTCCAAGGTTAGTTGTATCAGTTATGTATCCGTATGTCTGTCGGTCATTTCCAGCAATAATGTCAATCAAGTCCAGAGTAATATAAGGAAAAATCTGATCACGAACTTCAACATCCGGGAAGCCGTACCAAACCTTTATTGGACGATTGTTGTTAGCATCATCAGACACGGTTAGGCCGGCTAAGAACCCTTTAAGAGCGCTATCTTCAGCAAGTACAAACGGGTAAGTAGTAGTCACATTATCCCCATCCCTGTAAAGAGGTCAGTTACTGTTTTTTCCTCAAGTACTTTGGCAATAGTCGGCTCTGAGCGCAAAATAAAAGGCCGAATGACCGCATTAGGGATCTGCCCAGGAGAGCCATATTCTAGGTCTTCTACCTCTGTGCTCATCTCTTCTGGGTAATCTACATAAAGAGTAAAATCTTCAGTAGCTTCAACAGAGAGATTATTTATTACGCGACCAGGCCATTGTGAGGTCTTAGCAAGGGTACGAAGCTGATCAGTAAGAGTAGGAAGCAACTCTTTTACAGCAGAACGTGAGATTACATCAAGATCAATTTTTTTTGTTTGCACGCTTCGTAACCTTATATCCGATGTACGCTGCCCCAATAATGTTTGCGACATCCCAGTTAGGTTCAGGGATATGCTGGGTAATAGCCTTGGCGAACTCAATATCTGAGGGTTTGTCGACCCTATCTTTTTCAGCCATGGTTAATCTCCTTGGAGAGCAGCAAAGTACATCGCAGGTTTGAAGCTTTAATCCCGCACGGGATTACTATAAGGATAAACGAAAGGGCGCCCGTAGGCGCCCTTAAGTGTTAACTACTTTTACTTCTTTTTGACCTTCTTGGCCAAAGCCTTATCCATCTTCATATCGGCTTTAGCAGATGGCTTTTTTGAGTCCATCTTCTTATCGGCCTTCTCAAAAGCTGCCTTCTGCTTAGGGGTCATACCCTTCATAACTTTGGCATCTTGCTTCTTATCGGCTTTTTTGCACGCGCCCTTACAATTTGGCTTAGAGCAACCGCAACCACATGATTTGCACATATTACTTACCTTTCTTTTTGAGAGCCTTAAAATCTGCTCCAGTGATTTTGTCTTTTGGTTCAGCAGCGCTAGCAATCTTCGTCTGCTTTGGAGATAAAGCCTTCTTAGCAGCAGGCTTGCCCTTGCCGTAACCGGCTTGGCCCTTTTTCTTACCACATCCACAGGTCATGCACATATTACTTACCTTTTTTCTTACGGGCAGCTGCGATGTTGTCAACTGCATTTGGGTATGGGCGACCAGCAGCTTTGGCTTTAGCTCGGGCGGAGGCTTTCTGGTTCTTGCTTAGTTTACTATGCTTACCGCCATCTGGGTCCTTCTTATCCCAAAGAGATTTTTCTTTAGCCATTACTTAGCTTTCTTTTCTTGTTTAGCTGCGCGCTTCTCTTTAAGAGTCATCTTTGGCTCCTTCTTTTGATTAGCGTTGCCTTTTTGTTCTTTATTTGCCATCTTTTTTATCCTTTACCCTCTTAGGGAGTTTTCCTTTTGGTGTTTCCTTTTGCCATTGGCGCGCCATCTTAGGGTGGGTTGCGTACATCCATTTCTCCTGAGCGCGGCTCTTAAACGGCATTACGGCTTCTTAATTGAGATCTTACTGGTTTTTTTACTTGAAGACTTAATTGAGATGGTTTCACCTTTTTTAGTCACACGCACGCTCATGCTGTAGTCACCATCAAAGTAGCTACTTTAGGTGTGCCAGATGCGGCAATTGCATAGATCTTCTCTGATGGGCTAAGGCTATCAAGGGTGATTGACGCGCCAGCAGCAAGGGCTACACCATATGAAGTTGAGCTTACGTTAGACGCGCCAACATAAACAACAATAGAGTTGTCTGTATTTTGAATAGAGATGCTTCCATACTGCCAGGTGTTACGGGTTTCTACGCCATTAGTAACAGTGGCATCATTATTAAGTAGGGTGGCTGTTGACGCATTAAGCGAAATAACCGAGTGTGTGAGTGCCATGTGGCTCCTTAGTTAGCGTAAGCAGAGAACTGAACGTCGTTGACCAATTCCTCTGGCATTACCTGAACTAGGTCAACCGTTAGAAGAATAAAGTCTTCGCTAATAATACCCTCTTGCTGAGACTTATAGGGGCGGAATACTTCGCCTTTCCAGATAATACGATCGCGGTCGCGGGAGTCTGGGTTGGTCATAGTTCCTGGAGCGATCTTTTCAATGTCCAGCGCGTTAATGGTTAGGTGGAGATAGTCAGCGTTATAAAAACCCTGTTGGCTAATCTTGGTGTCACCTTGTTTAATAATGGCGCGGATAACCTGGATCTGATAAGGGCCAGTCCACATCTTGCCTCCAGAGCCATTAAGGTAAGAGTCGCCCACATCGTAGATAGGGTCTACTGCTGTAGCTGTTGGGTTATAGATCCACCATTGAGCGTGGGTTCCTACAGGGTTAGTAAGATCATCAGTAATGCCGTTGGATATAGAGCCACGCTCAAAATCTGAATTAAACCTGCCGCCAGGGGTATACGCTCTACTCATAGTATCTACCTTAGTGGGTTGTCACGGAGTTTGAGGAGCCAGAATAAGATGAAGTTCCATTTGCATTAACCGCTGCCAGCGTAAAGGTATAAGCCTGACCAGAGGCAAAAGAGCCAGTAATAGATAATGGACTTGTTGTTCCTGAGGCAGACACTGAAATGGATGGGTTAGATATAACCGCATAAGATGTAATCGCTTTACCACCAGAAGAGGTTGGCGCAATAAAGGCTAACGATACTGTGGTGGCGTTTACTACAGAAGCTGGCCCAACAGTAGGCGCTCCCGGAACAGTAGTAGCAGTAACAGAGCCGCTCGCGTTAGATGCTGAAGAGGTACCTGTGGTGTTATTTGCGGTTACAGTAAATGTATAGGAAGTTGCGCTTGCAAGACCTGTAACTGTAACAGGGGATGAGGCGCCCGTGCCCGTAAATGATCCGGGGCTAGATGTAACTGTGTAATAAGAGGCCAAGCCACCAGTAGGGGCAGGGGTGAATGAAACTGTAGCCGCGCCAGTGTTAAGCGCGCGGCCAGTTCCTACATCTGTAGCAGAAGGCGCGCTAGGCGCATTTGGTACATCTTGAATCTTAAACTCTGGGCGTGAAATTGAACTCCCGCGCTCAAGCTTACTCTCAGGAGGAAAACTGAAGCCCTCTTCACTAACGTGACGAATACTCAATTTAAACTCCTATAGGTTTAATTCCTTATGCTGTTGGTTCTGCTGGTACTACAAATTCATCTTTATCTGGGTCATAAGTCATACCTACACCCGCAAAGCACCCACGAAACTTGCCATTGAAGGAAGTCTGCAACCACTTACCATCAAAGCCCGACTCAGCGAGGACTGCTTGACCGAGTTCTTCTGACTCTGGAAAATCTAGTGAGCCGTGAGTTGAGTGGTATTCTTCTTGATAATCCCAATGCTCTTTGCCAATGCAACCGCCTATGGCGCAGTTAGAAATTACTGCAATGTCTATGACTTGATTATCTGCATTTATTTTTGCAAAGTGTGCCATGTGTTTTCCTTTACCCTAGAACAATCACGAGATAACCTGAGCCACCAACTCCACCGACACTTGTTGTTCCACCGCCACCGCCACCACCATATCCTCCGGTGTAAATTGGCTGAACTACAACTGTTGCAGGTGCAGCATTTGCTGTTGCAGGTGCAGCATTTGCTAATACATCTTTACCTACTCTTGTAGCTGAGTAGGTAGCTCTTGCCGGTGGTGCCGGTCTGCTTGATATTGAGAATTGCGAAAATTCGTTACTTAAATTTGCTACTTCCATAATAATTATTTTTTAATCATTTTTACTACTATAATTC